TTCGAATGTCTCCGCCGAAGTACACGAACGCACTGCCAGCGGAAGAGCCCACAACCGACCCACCGTGCAGTGTGTAAGTAATCTTGACCATGCCGGATTTCGGAGCCGTGAATATCTGACTCAGCCCTGGCGCACCGGCTGCAAACGCAGTCGTGCTAGTGACGAGGTCCGTGTCTTCTCGGCTTGTCAACGGAGGCTCGTTGTACGAACCCGGTCCACCGCTTTGCTCCCAGGTCGAGTTATCGGTCCTCCACGTCCACTGAGTGAACGGGCTGAGGACAGTGACGACGAGGCCGTTTGCCCTTTCCCCGCTGGGGATGCTGTCTCGGCCGCCGATGTCCGCGACGACGCGGCTGTTGGCGTTGGCGGTGACACTGGTCGGGAGGCGAGCCGCCGAAATGAGTCCGGTGGAGATCTTGGAGGCATCCAATGGAGGGATGCGATCCGCCGAGAATTGACCGGTGGTGGTCTTCGTTGCGTCCAGGTTCGGAATACGCGCAACGTTGAAGGCACCCGTGGTGATCTTAGCCGCATCCATGTTCGGAATGCGAGCGACGTTCAAGGTGCCAGAGGCAACCTTCCCGGCATCGATGTTCTGGGCAACCATCCCGCCCGTGTCAAGACCAGCGTACCCGTCGGCGACGCCCTTCTGAGCCGTCGTCTGGAACCCCGCTGCCGCCGCCTCGATCGCTTCCAGACGGGCGCGGACACTGGTGTTGTTGCCCTTCGGGTTGGTGCCCAGTTCCGTCTCGATCACCTTGACGGCGTCGTTGACGTTGCTGTGCTGACTGTGGTGGAGGACCGGTGCGTCGCTGAGGTTGTCCGCACCCGTCGGATTCGTGAAGTTGTCCAGGGCACCTGGATATCCAGTGGGCATCTCGTCTCCTTACAGGTACTGGAGTTTCGTGCGGAGACGGAGACGAGTTGACGCCCCGAACCCGGAACCTTCAATGCGGACTTGCGGGCCGAGCGGATCGGCTGTGATGCCAAACATACTTGGCGAATGGCCGCCTGCGAACACCGTCTGCTGATAGACGTCAGTGCCCGTGTCAGTGAAGGCGATTCCGACACCGACCTTGCTGGACCATGTCGCCGTGTTCACGACCCATTGAGAGCCTCCGGCAACGATCCCGTTGTACTGGATCCAGTGCCCGTTCCGGTTGTCGATGATCTTCGGGTTCGTGGCCGGACCATCGAGGACGGAGTAGAGGTTTCTCATCGGGGCGGTGGCCTGCGGGAAGGGATCCGGGAGGGTGATGTCCGTATTGGCGACCAGACCGATGTTCGAGTCATAGTTGCTCTCGGCAACGTCTTGCATGAACGCGCCCGGGACCGTAAGTTCGACGGTGAACCTCGCGGTGTACGGGTATGACGCCTGCATTTCGGGCGTGATGACGGCCGACTTCTCGCACAGGGCCTGTCGGATCTTGGTGCCAGCGGCATCCAGTTGGAACCGAACGTCAAGAAGGCGATGCGTCACGCCGAACATGCGCTTCAGAGCGTCGAGATTCGCGTTGTATCGCTCGTAGTCGTCCTCCCCGATCGGAACGGCTCCGTCCTCGTCGGTGCCAGCCACCCACATGTCGAGGACAAGTCGGCCGACATCCCTTTTCTTGTGGGGAGTCCAGATGACGCCGTCGCGCATTCCGGTCGGAATGTTCTCGCCAGCCAAGGCAGGCTCGAGATCCCGTCCCGATCGGGTGCTGATATTCCAAGCCAGCGAGTCGAGACGCACCCCGTCTACGGTCACTGGCCACTTGCTCGTATTGACCATTAGAGCACTCCCAGGGTAGCGAGGCGTGTTACCTCATCGCTGAGCGTTTCCGCGTCGGTCTTCCCGACAGGATTGTAGCTGTTGAGAACGATCGTCGGTCCGTTGCCCGGAGCAACTGGCGGCGGCGCACTCAGGCTGGTGGTCCCGCCTGCTGCCGCCACTGAGTCGCCGAAGACAGGCACGAAAGTAGGCAGGGCACCAGTGAGGCCACCGAGCGTGTCATAGACGTCGTCGATGCCCTTGTCAAGGCTCTTGATGAAGCCTTCCATAATCCATTGACCGGCAGGCTGGAGCAGCTTCTTGTCCCGAGATTCCGGTCCCTTGACATCCGGGATCAAATCGGTCAGTTGCTTCAGCTTGCTCGTGACCGCGTTGATCTTGGATTCGATTCCGTTGATCAGGCCCTGGATGATGTCCCGGCCAGCGTTGATAAGCCAGCTAGCCGCACCGGAGAAGATGCCTCGGATTCGGTCGACGACGCCCTTCACCTTGTTGTACGTCGAATCGATCCACTTGCCGACCGTGCTAGCCAACGACTGGAAGGCCGAAGAGGCTGCGTTCTTGGCGGTGTTGAATCCGCTAGTGACGATGTCACGGATGCGACCAACCGGTCCGGAGACCCGGCTGTAGATGCTGTTCCACACCTGCGTTACGAACCCGGCGATCGTGTTGAAAACGCTTGTAACAAAGGACTTGACAGCGTTGAAGCCGGACGTGACGAGGCTCTTGATGGAGTTGACCTGGGCGACGATCGCGTTCTTGATCGCGGTCCAGACCTTCACCGTCAAGTTGGAAATGAAGTTCCAGACCGTCGTGAACAGTTGCTTGACCGTGTTGAACCAGTTTGTCACCGTCTGGATGACTTGCTTGGCGACCCAAACGATCGCGAACAGAATCGCCTTCACTGCAAGGTCTATCACCGCGTTGATAAGCTTGAACGCAGCGGTGATGATGCCGCCGAACGCGTCCCACAGCGCACGCCACGGAGCCAGTAGGACATTGATGGCAGTCGTGATTACGGTCTTTAGGAGATTGAACGCCGTAGTCGCCACCGAGACGATGGTGTTCCAGATGCCGGTGAAGAAGCCGAGGATGGCGTTCCAGACCGACGTCGCGACGCTCTTGATCCCGTTCCAGAGGCCGGTGAAGAAGTTGGCGATACTGTTGCCTACGCCAACGAAGAAGTCCGCGACGCTTTGCCAGACGCCCTTAAGGAAGTTGACGACGGCGTTCCAGACCGAAATGGTGAACGCCTTGATCTTGTCCCAGTTCTTGATGACGATGACCGCAATCGCAATGACAGCAGCGATCACGAGGGCGATGACGGCTATCCAACCCAGCAGAGCAAAGCTGGTGATCCCGATTACTGCTGCCAGGGGTGCCAGGGCACCCAGCACAATCCCAATCGCACCGGCAAATGCCAGGATTCCGCCGATAATGGCGGCCACTACTCCGATAATGCCAACGATCGTGACGATGGTCTTCTTGGTGCCGTCGTCCAGGTTGCTGAACCAGTCGACGAGACCGTTAATAGCCTGGGTGATCTTGCGGAGGGCCGGGAGGAGGATCGTGCCCAGCTGAATCGCCACCGTCTCAAGGGATCCCCGCAACTTCTCGAGGTCGCCCTGGAGGTTGTTCTGGCGGGTCATGGCCACCTGCTCGGCGGTGACCTTGCCCATCGCCGCAGCCATCGAATTGTAGCCCTCGGCACCGTTCTTGCTGAGGACCGCAGCAGCCCGGATCGCGTCCGAACCGAAGATGGTTTCGAGAGCCTGCTGGCGCTGAGCCGACGTCAGATCCTTGGTGCTGTCGTACAGAAGCTGCTGGATCTCGCTCAGCGGCTTGAGCTTGCCCTGGGCATCAAAGAAGGCGTTCCCGCCCTCCTTCGTCATCAGACCAAGCTGCTCCATCGCCGCCGCTTGGGCTTCGGTGCTGGGCTGGAGGTTGCTCAGCATCGTCTTCAGAGACGTACCGGCGTCGCTGCCCTTGATGCCTGCGCTACCCATCTGCGCAATGGCATTCGCCGTGTCTGCAAAGGATAGACCGGCGAGGTTCGCTACCGCGCCAACCTGCGAAAGCGACTGCCCGAAGTCACCGACGTCGATGGCGCTAGCGTTGGCCGCACCAGCGATCAGGTCCGCGATCTTCGGCATCTCCTGTGCAGACAAGGAGAACTGATTCATCGCGTTCGACGCAATGGCCGCCGCCTCCGGCAGAGCAATCTCGCCCGCCGCAGCCAGCGCCACCGTCGCATCCGCCGCCCCGTTCAGAACGTCGGGGATGGGGATGCCCGCCTTGATGAGCTCCTCCATCGCGGAGGAAGCCTCGGTGGCGGAGAACGCCGTGTCCTTGCCGATTTCAAGGGCTTTGGCACGGACCTTCTCCATCTCGGGGACTGTTGCCCCTGACACCGCCTGGATGGCGGAGAGGCCCTTCTCGAAGTCGGCAGCAGTGTTGACAGCACCAACGAACGCCGCACCGATGGCCGCGCCAACACTGCCGATCCCGACGCCAACCTGGGCGAGGCCCGGACCCGCCTTGGTTAGCTTGTCGGCGAACCCGCCGACAGCCTTCTCGCCCTTCTTGATTCCCTGCTCGGCCCCGGAGGCATCAATCTCGAGCTTTCCTCGGGCCGTCCCGAGATTGTAATCCCCAGCCATTAACGTCTCCTAGAGCCCTGGCCTGCTCGCCTGTCCTCTGGAGTTCGTACCCACTTCGCGAGGATCTTCTTGGTCTTGGTCTGCGCTTCCTTCTTGGTCTTCGCCTCAATGCCCTTTAATTCGGCGAGGAGCGCTTCCCCGAACGCGGTGATCGCCCTATCGAAACAGAAGACAGTTAGCGGGTCTGCGTCCAGACCAATCAGTTCACTCGGACGTATCTTCATCTCCCGCGCCATTTGAAAGGTTTCCCAAACGAGCGGCGTGTTCGCTACGAAATCGTTCGAGATCGCGGGTGCCCCCGACCGCGTAGTTGAAGACGAACATCTTGTCGTCCTCGTCGACGTCATCGGTGTAGACGACGTCCTCGTCCCGCTCGTCCATCGGGATGGTGACCCAACCACCGGCGACCTCTCGCTTGTGGTAGGCAACCTTCGGCTCGACGACGACCTCCTCCAGGAGGCGATCCATGGCGTCCAGCATGTCGAGGATCGTCTGCGGATCCTTGAGCATCGCGTCCGTGTCCTCAGGTCGGAGGCCCTTGCCGGAACGGATCGCCTGCTGGATGATCGGCATCAACGTGTCGGGCATGACGCCCTTGCTCAGAAGGGCTTGTGGGCCGGGACGCTTCACCAGCGCCACATTCCCCGACGGGAGCTCAAGCTCCTCGCCCTTGTTCCGCTTCCAGCCCTTCGCCGTCGTGACGCTCTTGGCTGGGTTACCGCTCGCCCGCTTCTTCGCGGGTTTCTTGCTGGTTGAGGCTGCCATCCGTGTGGTCCTCTCTGCTTGCCTCGTGCAACTACTACGTCGGCTGGACGATGTCCGCTGCGGTCTCGTTGTCCACGAACGAGTACAGCGTGTCGTCGGTGACCTGACCGATCGCCGTGCCGCTGGCACTGGTGACCCAGAACTCGCCGTCGGTGAGCTCTCCTTCGATGCCGCCGTCCGCCTTGCAGCGTTCGAGCACCATGTGGAAGTCCCCGCCGGATTCGCTCATGGCCTGGCCTTCCGCCCAGAAATCAGGACGGGCGTCCGTGGCCTTCTTGGTGTACGTCTTCTTGATGTTGGGCGTCACGCCCGACGTCGTCAACGTGCCACCGTTCATGATCACGTACGCCTCCAGCGAGATACCGCCGGAGTCGAGCTCCCAGTCCACGGTCGGACCGTTGCCCCGCTTGGCGACCACCTTGTCGTCGCCCCGGAGCTCGGTGTAGTCCTCGTTCTCGGTGAACGACATCGTCTGCGAGTTCGGCAGGTCGACCATCGTTCCTACGGCACCCGTGCCCGCAGTGATGGGAGCGATCTTGACGTCGCGCAGACCAAAGGGAAGACTAGTCATTGTCCGTTACCTCCTCTCGAAATGCTGGATCTCGGTACTTCATTGTTCGGAGCAACTCACCTTCGTGAGAGAACCGGTGAAGCACAATGACGCCGGGACGCTTGCCACACCGTTGCGAACGGCAAACAACCTCGATGAAGTCGGGACCGATCTCAGCGAACTTGATGCCGTTCGGACAGCGTAGCTCGTCCATGACTACTCCTCGGTGACCTTGAACTCCTTCTGCTCCCGCAGCCAGTTCAGGAACGGTTCGGGCTGGTCGGTCACGTCGACGCGGTAGTTGGTCTCGGGACCCCAGTTCAGGTCCTTCGTGATGTCCATCACGAGGCCGTCCTTGACGTCCTTCCGAGACAGCTTCCGGGCCGAATGCCCTTCCACACGCGGGGAGTTGTCGCTCCCCACCCACTCCGCGATCAGCTTCGTGCCGGTGGCTTCCGCCGCCTCCACGTCGTTGCTCTCGGCAACCGAGTTCGTGTCATTCGCGCTGGTCTTCGCCATTTGGTCTACCCTCCTTTCGCTGGAAGAAGTCTACAGTCCGCTACCGATCACGCGGTACCCAGCGTTCCTCGCGTTGGCTCGGTAGACGTCGTCAAACAGATCGACGGAGGAGCCTTCAAACTCCATGTGTGCAAGGCGTTCTCCCTCGTGTTCGTACTGCGTCGTCGACGACAGGAGTTCCGTTGCCCTTCGCAACACCGCGTCGATGATGTGGTAGCTGCCTCGGGCCTGATACACCCAGAGAGTGAAGCGCGGCACCGTCAATCCCTTGCCCCGAACCTCCGCTCCTTGCCACGCTTCCACGGAAACGGCGTACGCGGAGAGTCTGGAACTGAGCCACGCTGGAACCACTTGTCTGCGGGGAGGAGGGAGCCGAGGGTGGGGTCCGTAGTCAGCAGGTTGTGCATCGCTTTCCTCATGAGGCCCCTCCCGGGAAACGTCGTTCGAGGATCTTCTGAAAGGTGTCCATCACCTGAGGGCCGAACTCCTCGATTGTCGGCATAATGATCGCGTATTTCCCGCTGAAACGCGTCTCAAGATAGATGCCGTAGGGAACTTGATGGAAAAGCACGATGAAGCGGGTCTTGCCGTCCTTCCCGCTCCTTGCCGCGAGCCCGTTTCGAGCGTTCGTTGTCTGGTCCTGCCACGGAGCGTTGAGCTTCGCGTGGTTTTCCATCTTCGGCTCGTAGTAATTGAGCGTCGTGGCAATGATCTTGTCGATCTCACCCGGCAACGCCTTCAAAGTAGGCGTGATCGTGTCCTCTTCGAGGGTGAGACGGGCGAATTGCTTGCCGCCCTTGGCTGATCCGCCGGTGTTTCGGAGGCGCGGTTTTGGAGGCATTAGGCCTCCCCGAGGTATTTCACCTCGCCTTTCCGCTCGTACGACGACTTCTCGTGCACGAACAGCACCTGATACCGACGACCGAGGTCCGTGAAGGTGTCCCAGCGCTGCATGTCCGCATTCCACTCGCCGAGAAGAATGTAGTCGGGCTGCACCGCCTCCCCATCCAGCGTCTCCCGCAGGGGGCTCGTGTTGCCGTGCTGAGGAATGAGACGCATGCGCTGGGCAACGATCGGTGTCTCGGCCTCGGTGTACCCGCCCGCACCGTTGTCTGTCTTCGTGATGCGGTTGAGGACGATGTCCTTGAAGTCGGCGAGGATGAACTCGGTGGTGTTGGTGCGCAGAATCGTGAGCTCAGCAGGCTGGATGGTCATGGCCGCACGATCGCTCTCGTGCGGGGCCGGTTGGCCAGCGGATCAACGTCCGTGTCCTCGGCCGTTTCGCCTTCTCTGAAAGCCTTTGCGAGCTTGAGAGCGTTGTCCAGGAGCCCGCTCATCTTGCGGCTCGAACCGGACTCGCTGATGTCCACCATCGTGGAGTACTTGCTGGCCTTCGAGGACCAGATGTCTGCAGCGGCGAGGCGCGTGCTCTTAGCCGCGTCGATGAAGTCGCCGATCTTCTCGTCGGTCCAGCCGTTGGTGTCGTCCGGCTCTCCGATCATCTCCCGGACGGCAGCGATCTCTTCGGTGGTTGCCATGAGCTACCTTCCTTCCGGGGTGGTGGCGAGGAGACCGAGC